CTCAATCCTTTTTTGTCCTTGCAATACTTTATGACATGTGCTGCTTGCTTTTTATTTTTTTCAAGTAAAAGGTCTTTTCCATATGTTACTTTTGGCATTTTCTCACCTCCTTTCTGTGATTTTAATTAACATTTTATGTGAATCTGATTCACTAACCTTTCTCTCTGTTTTTGTTTGGATTGCCCTGCCTCCCATATAGTGGTAAAATTTGTTTGGAGAGGAGGTGTAAATGGTGGATTTTTCAGAATTTTCTAGAATAAAAGAAACGTCTGGCACTCGCGTGGTAAACGAACATTTAGAATTAGGATGGAAACTTATTTTTGTTGGACAATTTTCTATTGATAATGAATCTTACATTTCGTATACCATTGGATGGCCAGCAGTTAAAGGTGTTCCAGTTGAACCTAAAGAATGTACTAAATAGTATAAAATTTTACCTTTAACAAATCATTCCTAAAACAAAAACAGGATTTTTAGAGTTAGTGGCGAAAATTGTTATCCATTTCCCTGATGATAGCAATTTCGCCATTTCCTGTATGTTGGAAGTTTCGTATACTTGTTTTATACATGAATATAACTGATTAGTCTTCAACTCTCTCATCTCCTTTCTTTTTTATTAATTTAATTGTTATTCGACAATAAATAATCGACACTAACGTTAAACAATTTAGACATATCATTTAGCTTTGATTGAGGAATCCTTCCTTTGGAAATCCAGTTATAATATGTTTTTCTGGAAACCCCTAGCTTTTTAGTTAACCCATCGACCGTAAGCCCTTGTCTTGCCCGTTCCGCATTAATATTAGGATACATTGTTACACCTCCTTGCATAGTTTCTATATACTCGTTTCGGGTATATTTAAATTATATACTCAAATCGAGTATTGTGCAATATGTATTTATACCCAAATAGAGTAATAAATTTTTGTGAAAAATACTCATTTTGAACAATTTGTATTAAAAACTTGACTTTTCTACTCATTTCGTGTAATATATATATCAGGAGGGAATCCTATGAATAAACTTAAAGCTTTAAGAGAAGAACAAGGATTAAGCATGATGGAAATAGCTAAACAACTCAATATGCCATATACTACTTACGTTAACTATGAAAAAGGTACACGAGAGCCTAATTCTGAAATGCTTATTAAATTTTCAAAATTCTTTAATGTAACAATTGATTATTTGATTGGAAATTCAGAACAAAAAAACAAAATCTTTGATGGAAGCTGTGATGAACGGTTAGAAACAAACATTGATGATGAAGCAAAGTTCACCTCCGAAGAAAAAACACACATAAAAAAATACCGCACTCTTGATGAGCACGGTAAAAAAGCAGTTGATTGCATTTTAAATGTGGAATACGAGCGTGTAGAAGCCACCAGAACGCCAGTAATACCTATAAGTAATGTTATTACTCTATCCGAGTTTGAACAGCCTGTATCGGCTGGTAAAGGCGTTTATTTAGGAGACGGCAGCCAAACTATCACAAGGGAAGTGCCAAACACAGAGGAAACAAGAAAAGCAGATTTTATTTTGCGTGTATCTGGTGACAGCATGGAACCTAAATATTCTGACGGAGACAGGCTTTTGATAAAACGTCAGCATGACGTAAAAATTGGAGAAGAAGGCATTTTTATTTTAAATAATGAAGGTTTTGTAAAAAGGCGAGAAGTAGACCGCCTTGTGTCACTTAATCCAGTGTATGAAGACATACTCTTTCATGATGAGGACAGTGTTGAATGCAAAGGAAAGGTTATAGGGAAAATTCAACTCGGCCAAATAAAACCAGTGGATTACCCTGCGGAACCAGTAAACAGAGATGAACGTAAAGACACCGTTACAATCGGGATAGCTGCACGTGATGGTTCTTCTACACTAGAGCTTACACAAGAGCAGTACGAAAGACTAATCGAATTAGCGCAAAAAGAAGACACAAACGAACTGCCTGACGGAATTATCTAAATTACCAAAAATCCCCTAAGGAAAATAGCACCGCAAAGGGTTAAAATGGCCCTGAGGTGTTATATATGTATGAAAAATATAAAAAAGCAAGGGATTTATCATGGGAGATACTCTTAAAGGCTGACATCACCAGCTTACCTGTAGACTTGAATAAGGTGCTTAAAGCGATAGACGTAAAAGCGATTTTATATTGTGATGCTTTTTTTGATGCAGACAGTCCAAAGTTGAGAGGAAGCGACGGCTTTGTAACAAAAATTGGAGGTAAAAAAGCTATCTATCTTAATGAACAAAAAGGTACAACGCAAAGGAGACGATTCACTCTAGCCCACGAGCTGGGGCACATCGTTTTAGACCACCCGATTAATCCGATTATATACCGAAATAGTGAAATTGACGATGGGCAAAAACCTGAAGAGGTTCAAGCCAATATTTTTGCACGCGACCTACTCATGCCAGCTGGTGTGCTCGCTGCTCTACACGTGACTACTGTGGACGAGATAATACGAATATGTAATGTATCTCGTATATCCGCACAAATCCGTTTAGAAAGGCTCACAGAGCTTTACAAGCGCAACAAGTTTGGAGCGCATCCGCTAGAACGACAAATTATTTCTCAATTTAAAGATTTTATTTTCAGTAAAAAATAACCGCCCACTACTGCCATAGTGAACGGTTTGAATGGAAGTGCATGTCATCACTCCAAAAATATTATACTAAATTGGAGAAAATTGTCAATTTAAAGGAGAAAAGGAAATGAAAAAAATTATTGCGTTTTTACTAGTAGCTGTGTTAGGTTCCGCTGCTGTGTTAACTGGTTGCGGAGCGAATGATAACAAAACAACTGAACCTGCTCAAAACAATGTTCTCAGTAATCAATCAGAAACTGAAATTAACACAAATGACACAAGCAAAGGTAAGGTTTCCGATGCATATTTTGAAATTCTTGACTCTAAAATAGTTAAAACAAATGATAATGAAAATGTTATTTTGATTAGAGTTAATTATACTAATAACGGCACCGAAGCAAGCTCAAGTTGGGGACCAAACAACGTAAAAGCATTTCAAAACAAAGTAGAATTATCTCCATCTTTTATTTCAGAATATAATATCGATCCATCATATCCTTTATCAGAAGATGATAAAAAACATATGGATAATAATTATAAAGAAGTGCAGCCAGGTGGAACCATAACTGTTTTATATGCATACGAATTAGATGATACAACTTCTCCAGTAGATTTTATCATTAAATCAATCCTACATGAAAATTCTGGAAAAGTAGAAAAAATATTTACTTTAAGCGATATCCAATCTTAATAAAAAAATCCGCTCACTATTACGATAGTAAATGATTCAAACCAGACTAAATTTTTAAAGTGGTCGAAATCGACCCCTTTAAACGGTAAGAAGGTAAAAAATAAAAAACGCCCCTACCCTGCGCCAACAGGATAGAGACGTTGACTATATAACCCTAGGGCTACATAGTACAGTAATATAAATACCAAAAATATTGTACCATTGCAGCCCGTAAAAATCAAGGGGCTGCTTTTTTGCGCCCTTTTTTAGGAGGTACAGCAATGGCAAAGGCTAAAAAGTTGCCCTCTGGTAAGTGGAGGGCTTTAGTATACGACTATACAGACAGTAACGGAAAACGAAAATATCAATCTTTTACGGCAGAAACAAAGAAAGAAGCGGAGTTTTTGGCGGCTGACTATAGCCTGAATAAAAAAATGAGGTCAAGCACTCACTCTATCACTTTATATGACGGGTATACAAGATATATCGAGAGTAAAAGTAATGTTTTAAGTCCGTCAACCCTTAGAGAGTACAAACGACAACAAAAACATGATTTTCCTGAACTTATGCCGCTACCTATA